TGCGATTCTGATCTGGTCAGCCAGATAAGGTGCGAGGCTGTCGGATGACTGTAACCGAGCATTAATATCAATTGCTCTGACGACCCCAGATTTGTCTGGATTATGATCCGATTTAGTACGGGAATGCCTACTATCGCCCAGCCATCCTTCTGGACTGGCAGTACTGCGATCTGGAAACCACGTATCAATCTGATCCCTTAACTGCACACCAGCTGCACATAACCAGGGTTTCATAACTCAGGCTCAGGATCAGGAACTATCCACTGACATGTATCTTCATTAAAGCCAGTTGCATTATCAGGCTCTGGCCCTATAAAAGCATCTCTAGTTTCATCATAAGTAAAACCAATACCTGCATAGTTATATCTTATGTTGCCGTTATATGAAGTTCGCTTACATACTTGACCTCTAAAGTTTCCATACCAAGTTTCAGGATCTAATCCTTCTATGGTTTCTGTTTCATCAATACCTACTATAACTTCGGTAACAATATTGTTTTCATCTAAAAATGCGTAATGTGCCATTATGCCCAACTCACATTTCCAGTGCCTGCAGTAACTGTTGTAATTTTATCTGCACCACTTGAACTAGTAGATAAAGTTAATCCACCACCAGGATTTGAAATTGTATAAGCTGATGGATATTTGAGAATGACAACACCACTACCGCCATTACCACCATTGCAAGCATTGGTATTTTGATTAGATGCACCGCCACCACCATTACCTCTATTAGCAGTACCAGCAATTCCACTAACGTCATTAACATTGGAACCGCCGCCATTACCACCTACGGCATAGGTGACTGAGCTACCAGTTATAGAATTGGCAGTACCAGCACCTGCGTTACTTTGTGGGTGTGTAGTACCTGAACCAGCCGTTCCGACTGCGCTACTGCCACCACCGCCACCACCAGAATTGCTAGGATCACCAGCACCACCAGCAAAACCTTCGACTGGACTATATCCACCGCTATTACCTGCACTACCGCTACCGCCATTACTATGAGCACCGCCCCCTGAACCACCAGTTGATGATGACACAGCGTTTTGACCACCTAGACCACCGCCAGAAGAAGAAGTAGTATTGAAAGTTGAAGTAGAACCTGCGGTTGCTGCTATAGATAAATTAACATTTCCACCAGTACCACCAGCACCTATTGTGCATGTGTAACTAGTTCCTATACTTGGAGAAAAAGTATTTGTGCGATAGCCACCAGCACCGCCACCACCACCTCTGTTACCGCCACCACCACCAGCACCTGCGACTACTAAAAATTCTACAGATAAAGGTGGCAATCCCATATCATATAAACTTGCAACAATGTTACCTATCATTATGCAATAGCTCCAACTACATACCAAGTATCAGCAGCTGTTTTAATACATACTGCAGTCTTATATTGTGCAAGTGTTGGTGATGCTGCAGTTCCGCCAGCACTTAATACTGTAGTAGTGCCAGGTGTTACTGCGCTAATTGTACAAGTACCTACACCAATATTTAATACTGTTAATGCTGTGCCTACGGGAAATGCTACAGATGCATCAGTTGGGATTTTGAATGCTATTGCTGTGGCTTTGTTCATTACTTCTAATACCTGGTATTGATCTGCAAGTACAGCTGTGTAATCTACTGTGTTGGCAGTACCTACTGTAAAAGCAGTTAAGCCATTAAACATAGCAGCACTAAGTACATCACCTGTGCTTGCTGGAAATCCTGTTGCCATTATTACTCCTTAATAAGATAGAACGTTTTGACCTAGTACGCCATAGTTCACGTTGCCTATTATAAACCCATCGATGATAGGTTCTAGCGTTGTAAACGTGGTTTTCCAACTATTCGGCGTAATTGCCATGGATACGCCAAAAATCTGCAGGGTTTTCTCTAGGACTGACCCACCTGGCTGGGTGGTCTTAACTGTAATTGGATCAAAAAAATCCAAGTCTAAGGCTGCGATAATGCCTGAATTGTAGTTTGGCGTGTATAGGTCTAGGACTATGGCATCGCATCGGATAGAGGTTTCAGCTCTACTAGCCACATAAGCCTGGGCATAATTTAGGGCTACTGCATCGCTTTCCATTAGTAGGCCATCTAAGAAATAGCTGTGGAGAAAGTACTTGTCTATGCTGGCTTGGTTTGTGGCTACCTGAGCAGTACCACCTAATCTAGTAATAGTGGCCTTATTAAATATAAGCACATCGTTTAATATCCAGGCTACGTTGTTATAGTCAATACCTGAGCCATCATCGGCAAAGACTGTGGGTGTGCCAGTAATTGAGCTTATAGTTACAGTTCTATCCTGAAATACAAACTCACCATTAGCATTTACATATAGTGCTCCGTACTCGCTATTAGCCACAGTAGTTAATGCAGCTAGGGCAGTTCTATTAGTGCCTGGATCATTTTGTAATGTAGTCAAACCTGCATCAATATCACGCATTGTTGTTGGCCATGAAATCTCATCTAATATCTCATTAACTCTAGTACCCGATAACTGACCAGCTGCAGCACCTGTAACTGTGCTTATCTGAGCATTCTGGGCTAATCTAAAAGCATCTACTGCTTGAATGGTTGTATAAGTTACATCTTCTGCTTCACGAGGATAAGTAGTAACGTAGCTTGTAATAAACCCAGAGAATATAGGATAAGTTGTAGAACCATAAGTAGCTGTAATCTGCACTTTCTTCATAGGTGTTAAAAGTTGAAAATACGGACTGGCTGGATTCTCGGGGTTGAAGTCACCCGCTTGATCTACTATGCGCAAGCTAAGTGTGCCTGTTTGAAATTCATCAATTAAAGCATTACGGCCACGCTTGGTTTCAATACGATTTACCTGATTAGATACATCAACGATTACAGCTGCAGAATCCGCTAATACGTTTGTGCCAAATACGCCTGATCCGATTATAAATGCCTGAGCAAAACTCGGCCCAGTGCTAAAATTAATTATTGCATTTACTACAGGTACTGCCATTACAAACCACCTGCTACCCCATATGAGATACCAGACTTCTGGGCTATCTGTAAACTCTCTGCTATTAATGCTGCGAATCTATCGCCTGTCTGTGCTGTATCTACTCTTATATTTAATTCTGCTACTGACCGCTCTTCGCCACGTCTTGCAAAGCTAGGGTCAAATACACTGCCACCTAATGTGCCTGTAATTCCGCCCCCACCACCGCCAGTGCTAATTGTGCCAGCACCAGTTAATGAATCTAAGCCAGGTATATCAAATCCTTTAACGCTCATGCTAGTTAAAAATGCTGCTATCTTGGCGTTCATAAGTTGCACAGATGCTAAAGCCTGATCGTAAGTAGCGGCTAATCTTCTTGCAGCTTCGGCTGCAGCCAATTCTGCTAATGCTTTCTTTGCTAATGCTTCATCGTTTTTCTCAATAGCAATAAGGCCTCTAAGTCTTGCCTTTGTTTCTTCATCTACTGTTTCACCTAATGCTTTTTGTAATCCAATTAAAGTTACGTTGAATTGCTCGGCAAGTTTATCTACTTCTGTTTTTTTCTTTAATTGATCGTTTTCAGCCTTACGTAATGTAGTGGCACTCTTAATGGCTCGTGCTTCTAATACTCTTTGTTGAGCGGCAATTCTAGTAGCCGTTCTTTCTTGGCCACCACGATCAACCTGTGGTATAGCCCCTCGGCCTATTTCTCTAACGCCAGGTATAATTGCGCCTAATATTGGTATATTTCTAATATCAAATATATTGCCAACGCCAGGTATATTTGTTAATTCTTTTAATTTACTGCCTATTTTTCCTAAACCTACAATTACCTCACTGGTAGCTGTGGCAAAGTTTTCCATGCCTTCGGTTAAGCCTTCGATAGTCTTATCATCACTTAATAAAGTTAAGGAATCTAAAATACCCTTACCAATAATTTCTTGGGCATCGGCAGATGCAACAGCCAATAGATCCATCTTGCCTGCATAAGTAGTTAATCTAGCGGCTGATTGACCTGAGAACTTCTTGTTAAGTTCGGCCATGATTGCATCCATGTCGCCAGTCTTTAACAAAGTCTTATCTAAGCCAGCACCTAATCTACTAAGTCCTGTGGTATTGCCTGCATAGGCACGTGATAATGCTGTAGTAACGGCTGTTAATGATTTGCCAGTACCAGCGCTTATATTTAGAGCTGTATTTAATGCATCTTGGCTAGTAGTAATTGAGCCTGTAATAGTTAATAATTGCTGAAAGGCTGGTCTTAACTGGTCATCTAATACGCCTGTAGTCTTTTGTAGATTGGCTATGTAAATTTCTATGGCTGGTGAACTGAACTGGTAGCCAGTATTTTTTAATTGTTGCTCTAAGGATTTGGCTGCTTGCTCATCGGCTGCAAATGCTTTAACAGCTGCTTTGCCATATCTAGTTAATGCTGTTACTGAAAATGCTGCAGCAAAGGTCTTGGCGAAACTTTTAATTTGTTTATCAAAGGCTGATACTTCTTTTTTACCCTTTTTTAATCCTTTGTTATCAAAGGTGCTTAATGCCGATACTACTAAGGTTGGCACAATTACACTCCCCTAAATCCACGAGCTGATCGCTCTTTGTAGAATCCAAGCACTTGGCCTTTTTTCTCTAATGGTAATTTTTTGTAATACTCAAATATGGCTTCATCAATAGCCTTTTGAATTCCCTTGTAAGCATCGCCTTGCTCTTCTTTCCAGGCTTTGTAAATTACTCGACCTTTATTTTTACGACCTCTGCGACCTACTGAACCTGCCATAGTTGCATCTTCTACTTGTGGTAATGCAGCTATAAATTGGATTCCAGCATTAGGGTTTAATGATGCCCCTTGTGATCCGTCTGTCTTACGGCCTGCAGTTTCATAAATAGCGCCAGGTGCAGACTCATTAGATACATAGTTGTAAACGCTATACCCTTTTCTGTTTTTCTTATTAGGGCCTAACTTATATTTAATGCCTGCTCTAGCTGTGGCTTGATCGTATGCAGGGAATGGCCTGCGCTGACCTTCTTGTGGCTCTGCCTGTTTTAGCCAGCCACTTAACACATTTTGATTGCTAGGTAAATTTTGTTTAGCCTTAAAGGTTGTTTTAAGCATGGGCGTTTTAAGGCTAGCCCTTACATTCTTATACATGTCTTCATCTATTTCATCAATAGCTTTAAGAAATTCTCTAACGCCGTTTACGACTACTGGCATTTTTTAACTCCTTAGCTCTATCGGCAAGTACTTGCATAATTGCCCTGAACATTTCTGTGTCCATATTGATAAACTCGCTAGGCGCTATCCCTGTTTCAATCGATAAGCTGGCTATCGTATAGAGTAAAGAATCACGCCCTACTATTTTTTTTCTTCGTCTAATACCTCTACAGTATCTAAGCTGTCTATAAACTCGATACCAAACACAGGTACAGTTACGTTAGCCCTACGTAAACATTCATGCGCTAACCAATAGATTTCGGTCTGGCGTTCATGCTCACGTAGGACTTTGCTAATACCTGATCCGTATTTTAACTCGAAAGCGTACTCGACACCTGGTGTTATCTTGTGCTCTGTGACTTCACCATTAGCCCTTGTTATCTTTAGCTTTGCCATTATTGCTCCTTAATTAAGGTGTTACGTCAACTACTATAACTGAGTTACAAGTAAATGTAATCGATTGAGTTGATATGTCGCCGACAGCGCCGTTAAGATCTTGTGTGTTATTGACAAGCACTGTAGTTTGATATTCTGGGTTTGTAGTGCTGATAGCTGCACTGGTGCGCTTGATTGTTAGTGGCACTGTTGTACCAAAAGCTGCCTGTAGTGTTGCGGTAACTGCACCTGATCCGCTTGCTGCATCATTATTTAATAGATCTAGTGTAATAGTAGATGCCTCTAAGCCCTTTACGAATTTGTGAGCGGTATCGCCCATTGCTGTAATTTCTAATTCATCAAAACTGCGGTTAATAGTAACCCCTGTTACATATGCTGAAATATCAACACTGTTAAGAGTAACTACCGCACCATTGGATAAAATTGATACAGTAATTTCTGATACTAGCAAGTCGCCACTAGCTGCGTTAACTATTGCTGGTGCAGAAACGCTAGATATGTTCATCTGATAGGTTGCAGCAGCCAGTTTAGTTACTACTGCCAAAATGTAATCTTCCATACCAGCCAGGTTGCCTTGATTGTCTAATGCTGGTTTAGTAATAAGTATTCTAAAAGTTGCTAAAGGGTTTACGCTTATTTCATCATTGTTAGATGGCGTGATATAAGGATCGCCTGCGGTGATAACCACGCTATTTGCAAGCAGTGTGGCAGGTGGAAAACTAAATACTGACCACACGCCAGCATTAGCAAGTGTTGTCGCTAATGTGCTACGTAATGTGGTTATTGCAGCTGGCATATTAACCTACCAGTGATGTTGGACTTGAATACGGCTGGATGAGGCCTCTGACCCTATTTACGAGTTGGTAACCGAGGCGGTAAGGACTCGCAGATACCCCATCCATGCCTACCCCACCAGTCTGGCTAACTTGTCTAGCTTGCCAGATATCTACGGCTACGATCATGGCCGCTTCTCGGATTGCAGGGGTGCTCGCATAAGATTGGGTCTTGTGTTCTGGGCCTCTTGCGTTGCCATAAGGTACTACTTTATGAAAATTTTGATTAGCTGCTGTTTTTGCATATTGCACAAATGAATAACCATTAGGGTAATTGACTTGGCCATATTGATACATAAATACTGGAATTAAATTAGTAGTGCCTGTGCTTGGCGGTATTGTGCCAGTGATTGTGTAAGTGCCATTAAATGTGGAACCACAGGCAGTAACAG